TCTGATATGTGGAAGATCCGTGTAAGGCTTCCTACGTTGTCGAAATATTTTATCATCTTGTTAATTCATTTTCATTCTTCTGAGCATTAATTCTCCGAATGTCAATGGTTTTGCTTTTTGTAATAATTCTGTCATGCTCGTAAATCCTAGATCAGAAGGGTCTTTACCATCTAATTCTATTAGGTAAACCTCTTTTCCAAGATTAATCAACTGTTCTGAATAAGTAAGCGCTTCTTTTAGAGCGTCCTTATCAAGTGCCAAATATACTGTTTTTACTTGAGATTCCACAAGTTTCAACATCAGTGCCTTTGTAATGCTCTTACCAAATAATGGAACAACGTTTCTTTTGATAGCAATTGCGTCGAATATTCCTTCGCAAAGTATTACTGGTACTGACCAATTAACAAAGTACTCCATGCCTACTATTTCAGTCTTCTGAACAGATGGAGCGTCGTATTTTTGATAAGGATCCTTTTCGAATGAGCGCGCAATAAAGTAGTTTACTTGTCCATTTTTATCGTAAGAAGGAACAATAACTCTATTTCTATAACGACCCTCTTTGCAGTAACCAATGTTGTATTTGCGTACGTCAGATTCGTTGATGCCTCTATTTTTTAAGTACACAGCTGCGTGACGATACTCCAAAGATTTATCATTTTCAGTCATTGAAATAAATTCTTTTGGCAAAAATACTCTTTCGATTTCTACTTCTTCTATCTTAGTTCTATCGTTTGAGAAATAGCTTTTCATTTCCAATAATCTTGGCTTGTCTACCCCAAGCTTCTTAAATAAAGACACCGGCGTTTTTCCCTTAGTAGCAGGGTGACATGTCCAACAGTTGTATTGACCGGTTGAAATGTTGACTACCAATTTTGGTTTCTTATGATTGCAAATTGGGCAGTGGAATGAATGATCCTTCTTGTTTTTGTCAGGTTTTGATTTTCCCAACACAGATTCCAAAAGACCCAAAACTAATTGTTCGTTCTCCATGGATTGAATATACAAAAATCTTTTCGAATAAAAAAATTTAATCTTCGTTGAGTACACTTAGAACTTAAGTTTTTTATTGTCCGACAAAATAATTATTTTTAAAACCTTCTATAACAGGGGGGAAAAACTACAGCAGACAGATGGATATAACTAAAATACTAAACACGCAGCAAGCAGAGAAAGAAACAGTAACAGAGGCAGAAATACAAGCATTGTATGTATATCTAAGTATGCAATTTCATGAAATGAATGATCAACAAAAACTGTTGTGGATAGAGACGATGAAGACATTGGACCCCGATTTTAATAATTTTGAAGATGATTAAGATATACGTTTTGGAAGGTTGCGATAAATGTAAAAAATTAAAATCTAACCTTGACTCTTTAAAACTTGAGTACGAAGAGATTCCTTGCGAACAGTACCCTAATATGTGTGATAACATAGAAGAAGTTACTGGAGTTGATTCCTACCCAATGGTTAACTTAGACGGCAAAATACTATACATCGCTGAGAAGTATTCCAATATAGGCAAGGTAAAATCTATTACTGGAAACATTTCTACAGTAGGAATGTACTCGATAGATAATATCATCGATGCGATTAAAAATTATTAAATTAACAATATGAGATACAAACAATTAATTACTAAAAAATTAGGTGAGCTGATAAACATGATCATGTACCAAAGCTCCCAAATTTCACAACTGCGTCCTCCACAAGAGCTAAAAGAGACCTTAGAAAAGATGCAAGACAAGATAAACGAGGTTCAACATTTAATAGATACTGAACACGATTCTTAATTAAAAAATAAAAGTTATGAAAAAATTAACAGAAGAACAGATCCTAGAGAACTTACAAAAGTTTTACGGATATATTGACAAGTACATTACCTCTGACAGGAAAGATGCCTTACTGGAATTTTATAAGAGTAGAGAAGTTACCTTAGCTATTAGTCCAGCATCCACCAAATTAGCACATCACAACTGTTTTCCAGGAGGATACGTTGAACATGTTAATAGAGTAGTTGAAGCCTCTTTAGTTATGGATAAAGTATGGGAGCGCTTTGGTCAGAAGAAAGATTATACTATTGAAGAACTAGTATTCTCTGCAATTAATCATGACCTTGGTAAACTGGGCACTAATGAAGAGCCTTTCTATATTCCTAACGATTCTTCATGGCATATAGAAAAGCAAGGAGCACACTTCAAATACAATGGTAAGATCACTCACATGAGAATTGCTGATCGTAGTTTATTCTATTTACAACAAGCAAACATAAGCGTTAGTGAAAATGAGTTCTTGGCAATTAAGTTACACGACGGTCTTTACGAAGAGGCCAATAAGTCTTATTACATTACTTATAGTGCTGATTCTGAAATAAAATCTAATTTACCTTACATATTACATCAAGCCGATTTAATGGCTTCGAGAGTAGAAACACAAATTTAAAATGACTGGAATAATCGCAATCATATTATGGTTCGCCACAATTTTTGGCGCTATGGTATACAATCTTTACAGAAAAAATAAACGTTTAGAAGAGATAGTACTTAACCAAAGTAGCTTCGTTAACGATACGTTGTCTATAATGGACGACTTCAATGCTCTAGTAAATAAAATAGACATGACAATGTGGGTTCAATCTGACCCAGAATTATTACAATTATTTGAAACTATAAAAGCAGTCCAAGCTAGAGTTCAACAATTTACAGGAAGAAAATAATATGGCAGAAGATATACTTGTGGAACAGGAACCGGATATGGGTCTTACCATAAAAGGTACACCCAGAATTAGAAAGCCAAAAACAAAAAATGTTTACTTCACTTCGGAAACTGAGGAAGCTATTTTAAGATATCGTGCTGCGCCTAATCAAGCTTTAGCAAATCAAATATATAATAAAGAGATTCACTACGCTTTTTATAAATTAGCCGAGAATATTATCCATACTTTTAAATTCTATTACACAGAAGTAGATAATATAGAAGATCTTAAGTTTGAAGTCATATCTTTCCTTTTACAAAAATTACACCTTTACGATCAATCAAAAGGTAAAGCGTATTCTTATTTTGGTACCATTGCAAAGAGATATCTAATCATTTATAATCAAAAGAATTATAAGAAAATGATCTCTAAGGTGCAAGTAGAAGAGATAGATAACGCAGAAAAAACTCATGAAACTTTAGTTCTTGAGGCTGAATCATCTGATATTAATAGAGTCTCTGTTATAGATCAATTCATAAAGCACGTCGACGATAACTTAGCCACATTATTTGACAAAGACGGCGAGATTAGGGTTGCAGATGCCATCTTAGAGGTGTTCAAAAAGAGAGAAAACATAGACATTTTCAATAAGAAAGCTCTATTCATATACATAAAAGAGATCACGGACTGTCAGTCAAATACCATTACAAAGGTGATCAAAAAGCTAAAAGTAGTATACAAGGAAGTGTTGGATCATCACATTGAAAACGTTGACCAGTAATATTTATTTAAAAATTAGTATGGAACTTGAAAAAGAAATCTTCCCTGGCAAGACTTTGGCGCATTTGGTGGAAGAGGTATACAACAAGCACAAGTCTCAGGACTCAACAATAAAATCAGAGATATTACGTTTGGCAGATATGATTGAAGGCCCTGGTGATGCTATCGTTTTGGTACCCATGATCAAGGGCTTATTAGATTCTAGCCTTAAGAACGACGAAGTTTTGATGAAAATACTTAGTGCTTTCCAAAAGTCCGCGGATGCAAAAGACAAATCTGTTGAAGATGGAGGACTTTTAAGCGAGAAAGATATAGAGCAATTAATGAGCGAGGTAACTTCAATAGGAAACGGAGCTAAACAATTACCAAAAGCATAATGGGGGACAATTACAAAACAGGAAGATCGCAAGGATCAAACGCTGCAACTTCTGGCTTTTTCTATGTTATAGGAAGGGTTAAAAGTATTGTATTGTCTGATTTAATAGAAGGAACTAAAAATGCAAATCCTGATTTTAAAGGCTTTGGAGATATTGGTAAAATAAGTTACGAAGTTTTATACTCTAGTTTGACTACAAGTAAGAACAAAAACATTAGCGACTACGCATATCCTTTCTTTAGTTTTATTAATCAGTATCCACTGGTAAACGAAATAGTAATAATATTTCCTGGGCCTAGTGAAAGTCTAAACGACGATTTTCAATCAAAGCAGTTATTCTATTTTCCTCCTTATAACCTTTGGAAATTTAATCCCAATCATAGCGCTTTTCCAAATATGTTAGAGTACCAACAATTTTTATTGGACTACTACGCTTCTCATCCAGATATATCAGGTCAAGGCGATACTAACTTGGAATTATTTTTGGGAGAGTATTTTAAAGAGACAAATAAGGTTAGAAAGCTAAAACCTTTTGAAGGCGATATTATATTAGAATCTCGTTTTGGACAATCGGTAAGATTTGGAAGTACAACTTCAAAAATAAAAACATCTAATTATTGGTCAAGCCAAGGCGCCCAAGGAAGTCCAATAACAATGATAATAAATGGTCAAGGCGCTCCCGAAAATACAAAAGACGCATTCGCTCCTACATTGGAAAATATAAATAGGGACTTGTCTTCTATATATTTAACAAAAGATCAACAAGTAGTAATAGAAGATTTGAATAATTTTGACTTTAGATCTTTTCGTGGAATTGATACTCAAGCTCAAGAGAGAACAGACAATGTAAGAATATCTAATCCACCTATAATATCTAACGAAGAGGTAGACGCAAATACTCAAGATAAAAACGCAATAGGATAATATGATAGATAAATTAGAATTTCCATTTACTGGCCCACAGGTAATTTTATCTTCAGATAGAATTTTATTACACTCTAAAAAAGATGCAATAATTCTTGCAGGAAAAAGAGCGGTATCTTTGTGCTCTACAGAAACTATTAATCTAGACGCAAAAGAAAAAATTATATTGGATTCTGACATAGTTGAATTAGGCCACGAGGCTCGAGCGTTAGGAGAAAGTTTGGTTTTAGGAAATAGTCTAGTTCTTCAATTAACTTTATTTTCAGCGGCATTACAAGAAATAGGAAGAAACTTGGGAAGAGTTGGAGAGAATAAGGAAAATATAGCCAGATCTATAACGGTAATAAAAAATCAAGGTTTAGAACTACAGGCCGCTGCTACTCAATTAGAAAATTCTTTACAAACTGTGCTTTCTCAAAATACATTCACAAGATAGATGGCGAATACTCCTAACTACGACGCTAGACAAAAAAGGCAAGAAGCAAGACAGCAAGAAAGAGCTGATTTTAGACAGCAGACTAGGGCTAATCAGGCTAATGTAAAAAGAGAAGCAGGAGAAAGGGGAGCTGACTATATAGAATCTGCTGCATCTGGTAATCAAGCAGATCAGTTAGCTACGACATTTAATTTACAGCAATTAATTCCCGACGAAGATCTTTCTACAGGTTTGGAAAGAATAACTGGTATTATTTCTAAAGCGATTATCGGCATAAAAAAGGGAATTTCTAAAATATTTTACGGGAAACCATCGAATCCTAATGCTGTATTTCCAAATCCATTGGACATGGGATTGGTTAAGATTTTAAACTTAATAGCTAGTATAGATTTCTGTGCTATATTCAGTTTTGCAGCAAATCAAATACCTGATAACTTACAAAAATTTGATCCTAAGAAAGCTCCACCGCCAACTGCTGGATCTTTGGAAAAGAAGAAATTCCAAATACAAAAGCTAGCTTACGAAATACAAACATACATAGATAAATTTATGGCTCTTTATGCAGGATCTACGACTGTATCTAGTTTCATATCTAATAATCCTCAAACTCAAAGAGAATTAAAAAATCTTATAGCGCAAGTTACTTCAATATTAGAAGATCTAAACGACGTAAATTCTTCTGCTTCATTAGTAGATCCAGAATTCTCTCAAGCTTTTCCTCAAGCAATTATAACTAGCAATTTTATAACTAACGCAATAGGTTCTTTAAATAGAAAAATAGATTTAAGAACTTTTACAGACGCTGATTTTACAACTACTATAGACACTATTAATAAAATTAGATCTGTGTGTATAGTTATTCAAGCTTACAACGATCCTAAATCAGTTTTACAACAAATAGATACACTAACAAAAGGAAAAATTAGCGAAGCACTAAGAAACTTTGATAAAATATTAGACCCTAAAAAAGCTGTTCCTTTTGTAAATTCAATAATAAAAACAGTAAAATCGATAGTTAAGATTATAGCGAGTATAATCAAATACATCTCTTTGTTACAATTGGTAATTAGAGTATCGTTACTATTGATAAAGATATTCTACAAATTAAGAGCTTTTTTCTTTGGAATTCCAGTACCTCAAGTATTCAATACAGTTGGAGTGCAAACAGCTATATCTGCCACTTACGAAGATATAATAATGAACTCAGGTTTGGTCTATTTCTTAAAAAGAGTGGCACAGATAAACGAAATTCTTACTTTAATTAGAAGCCTTTGTGCTTACATACTAAACAACGTAGTTATAATAATTCCTAAATTGGAATTGATAGCAAGAAATTTAAATAGCTGCGACAGTTGTGACGAGGATTTAAAAGCAGATTTGAATAACACAATACAGGAATTGAAAGAGGGAGCAGACGCACTTCAAAAATATATGGACGATTTTTATAGCGCTGAGAATAACAAGAGCAAGACTTATGGAGACTTCACTATAGAAATATTAACAGAAGAAACAACCGATCAAGCTTTGACTATAAAAAGAAGATTTGGTATTGGTTTGGATAAAAACAAGACAAAGGTAGTTCAGTCTACTCCTACTTATGCTTCCGACGATACCATTATAATAAATGAAGTTAAGTTGTTATTGAGCGCTGGAGGCTATACCAATAAGTCTGTCACTGGAATGAATCCTTCTGATCTAGTTATCTTAATAGAAGCGTCGGCAAACCTAGGAGATCCAGATATAACAATAGACGATTTAGACGTTACTTCTATTCTTAATAGCGGATTGGACGATCCTGATAACGAAAATGAAGAGAATGGATTGGGTCTTAATGCCTTTGCAAACAACCTTCCAGGAGGTAAAAAATTAAGGAAAAGAATGAGAAAGTTAATGGCAGCTTCAATGGAAAATTTAAAAACAGATTTAAAGAGCACTGACCCTGGGCAAAAATATAGTTCAGGTATAGTACGTTAATTAAAAAGAAAGTATCATAAACCAATATTTATAGGATATGGCAAAGACGAATCAAGTAGATTTACTAAGAAAATTAATAAGGGAAGAGGTTGCTAACGCAATCCGCCAAGAAATGCCTACCATTTTAAAAGAGATTCAATCCTCAAGCACTACTAAAGAGGTTATAAAAGAATCTAAGAAGGTAAAACCAACCTTACCAGGCACACTGAATTCACGACCAATGCGTCCCAACCCTAACTTCGCTGGCAATCCTTTGGCAAACATGCTAAACGAGACTGCTATGACAATGGGTGATATGGACGACATGTCTTTTAATACTTCGGACATTGGACCTGACTCCATAGGAATAGACCCAACAAGCTTCTTTCAACCAAAACAAGTGGCTGTAGGAGACGTTAACGGTATGTTAGCAACAGCAAGACCAAGTTCTGACCCAAGTATGGTACAGATAAACGAGGTACCAGACTTTTCGGATTTAATGAGCAAATTAAAAGCTAAAGGCGCTATATAATGGCATACAACTTAAGACAAATATCGCAAGACGATTTGAGACCTTCTCAAGCAATAGGTGTAAAAATCCCATTTTCTGCTCCTATAGCATTTGCTTCTGTGTACAGTACAAAAGAACAGACCAAGTATAATTTGATAAACTTCTTATTGACCGATAGAAGAGAGAGACCTTTTAACCCCACTTTTGGAGCAGGTTTAAGATCTAGATTATTCGAACAAATAGCTCAATCCTCTTTAGAAGACATAAAACAGTCTTTAATATCTCAGATAGAGAACAACTTTCCTAATGTTTCTATATCCGATCTAAATGTTAACGGAGATCCTAATACTAGTTCTATAAGAATAAAATTTAGTTATACATTAAAAAGCTCTAAAGAAACAGACGGTGTAGTATTAGAAATACAAAACGCTTAATTATGCAGAACAACAATATAGATATTAAATACCTTAATAAGAGTTTTGGTTCTTTCAAAGCCGATTTGATAGAATATGCTAAGTCTTACTATCCTACAAACTACAAAGACTTTAATCAAGCGAGTCCTGGCACCATGTTTATTGAAATGGCTGCATACGTAGGAGACGTTTTATCTTTCTATTTGGACAATCAATTACAAGAAACTTTTTTACAATACGCAAAACAAAAGAACAACTTATACAGTTTGGCTTATATGTTGGGTTATCGTCCAAAAGTAACAAGCGCAGCGATCGTTGATCTTAAAGTATACCAACAAGTTCCATCTAAATTATCAGCAGGAAAATATGTTCCAGATTTTTCTTACGCATTTTGTGTAGATCAAGGAATGCAAGTAGCTTCTAATATAAACAGTTCTAACGCGTTCTATTGTTCAGATAAGATTGACTTTAGAATGTCTTCTTCTTTGGACCCAACAGAAGTTGCTGCATATACATTAGATTCTTCAAACAATCCAACTAGCTTCTTGTTAACTAAAAATACTCAAGCTATATCTGGTCAAATTAAAACTCAACAGTTTAGTTTTGGTAGTGCAGAAAGATTTGCTACGATTAATTTACAAGATTCTAATATCATTACTATTTTAAACGCCGTGGATTCTAATGGAAATACATGGTACGAAGTTCCTTATTTGGCTCAAGATTATATTTTGAATCCAGTAGCAAACACTACAATAAACGATGTGAATCAGGTTCCTTACATGATTCAAAAATTACAGGTTCCTAGAAGATTCACTTCAAGATTTCAAAGTAATGCTATATTACAAATAGAGTTTGGGCCTGGAATTAACTCTGTAGCAGATAGCGCAGTACTTCCTAATCCCAATCAAGTGAGTGTTGGTAATACTAATGGAGGATTGAGCATGTTATCGAGCTCTTTCGATCCAACTAACTTTGTTACCACTCAAACTTACGGATTGGCACCAAAAAGCACTACAATTACTTTCACCTATTTAGTTGGAGGCGGCGCTAATAGCAACGTTTTACAGGGCGAATTGACAAGACCAGTAGCCAAAACAATTTCAGGAAATACAAGCTTTGCTTACACCTTAGTTACTAATAATGAGACGCCAGCAGCTGGAGGTGGAGACGGTGATTCTGTTGAAGAATTAAGATTTAACACACAATTACAATTTCCAAGTCAATTAAGAGCAGTGACTCAAGAAGATTACTTGGCTAGAACTTTATGTATGCCTGCACAGTTTGGTAAAGTTTCTAAAGCTTATGTAACAAAAGACGATTCAGTATATAGAGATTATCTAGAAAACAATTCTGGCTTAAGAGATCCATTGGCTATTAGTTTGTACGTATTAAGTCTGGATGGATCTGGATACTTAAGTGTACCTACGCCTTCGTTATTAAAAAATATTCAAGGCTACATGTCAGAATATAGAATGATGACTGATTCTATAAAAATAAAACCTGCTTTTGTTATAAACATAGGTTGCAATTTTGACGTAGTAATTAGACCTAATTTTAATAGTCAAGATGTAGTAGCTAGAAGTTTAGTTACTTTACAAGACTATTTTAATATAGAACGCTGGCAAATAAATCAACCAATTATTTTAACAGAAGTTTATGGAGTGCTAGATCGAGTGGAAGGCGTTCAAACTGTTAAAAAAGTAGAAATTGTAAACAAGTACGGCGAATCAAATGGTTATTCAAAATATTCTTACGATATTCAAGCAGGAACTTTAAACAACGTAATATACCCATCTCTAGATCCATCTATATTTGAATTAAAATATCTAGATTTGGACATTCAAGGTAGGGTCGTAACATTCTAAACTAAGTAAAAATGGCAGTATTTAAAATATTTCCCACAGCAGATACAACATTGTATTCTAGATTTCCCAATCAAAATACAGGTTTGGACGAGATCCTAGAAGTCTCTGTGAAAAATAATCCGGACTCTATTAGTTACTTAGTTGATCCTGATCCTAATTCTGTTATATTAAACGATGATATTAGAAGATCTTTAATACTATTTAGCGACGAAGACATTCTTAGAATAGAACCCTTTGCTACTGCATCAGGTTGGAAAACTAATTTAAGATTATATTTGGCAAACGCTGAGAATTTAAACACTACATACAGCTTACACGTATCTCAAGTGTCTTCCTCTTGGACAATGGGTACCGGTAAATTTTCCGACTATCCTGTAACCATTAATGGAGCTTGTTGGTATAATCCAAATCAATATGTTGGTACAACTAATGCGTGGATAGAGAATACTAGTTATTTCCTAACACCCGGTGGAGGAAACACTACTGGTTCTTATACGGTGTCTCAATCATTTTCTTATAAAGACGATAAAGATCTTAACGTAGATGTATCAGATATCGTAGTTAACTGGTTTAGCGGTCATAGAAACGCTGGATTTTTGGTAAAGCATCCTTCTCAAGTAGAGCAGTATTCAGGTAGTTTTATAGCATTAAATTTTTTCTCTGTAGACACTCACACTATTTACCCTCCTACTTTAGAAGTAAAATGGGACGATAGTTATTATGCCACTGGAAGTTTAAGCATTATAAACAACAATCAATTTGTGGCTTCGATAGACAATAACCTTGGAACTTTCAAATACGATACTAAAAAATATCAATTTAGAGTAAACGCTAGAGACAAATATCCAGCTAGAGTTTTTACAACTGCTTCTATTTATAACGTTAATAAGGCGCTTCCTCAAAGTTCTTATTGGGCAATTCAAGATGTAAAGAGCGAAGATATGGTAGTAGATTTCGATACTACTTTTACAAAAATAAGTTGCGATGGTCAAAGCAGTTATTTCGATGTTCATATGGATGGATTAGAACCAGAAAGATACTATAAACTTTTATTGAGAGCTGTTTTACCAACAAGCGAATCGATAGATATAGACAATAACTATATATTCAAAATAGTTAGATAATGGAAAATGTTCAATTAGTTAAAAAAGTTTATGGAATTAATACCTATTCGAAAGTAATAGACACTTCGTTTAGCGAATTAATAACTGCACCTCAAACAGTGAGCGCAAGCACCATGAATGTGGATCAATTTTTTAGAGAATACGACAGACTATTTTTTGATATTCCAGTAACTGGAGTTAATTCTCATTCTGAATTGGTAGAAAGAAGTCAGCAGTACGTGGGTGGATCGGTAATAGACGCAGAAAAATTAGCATTGATAGAGGAAATTAATTCTCTTCGTCAACAGCTATTAGACATAAATCAATCATTTACATCAATAACTAATCTAGTTTAATGGAATTAGTACAGGTACAAATAAAAGGATCAGACATACCAAGTCAACAATATTCGTCTGTTGATACTTCGTTAATCACCAACAATTACATTAACTCTAATTTTGGTGCCAAGGAAGATTATATAGAATTGTTTATATACGATCAGAACTCAAATATATTATACTCTGATTACGATGGATTCGATTACTATCCTTATCTTACAACCAATCCTTCTAATAGTTTATACAACACGCTTACTTTAGATCCTGAAAAGGACGTTATAAATAGAGGATTCAATAGGGGTTCTGTTAACATACAATACAACTTTTTAAAAAAGTTATTTAATTCTCAATACGGTAAAACATATTGGATCAAAGAAATTTCACAATCTAGAACTGAGATAAAATTAGCTTCTCAGGTTATTAGCGATTCTGGAATTTTGGAAGGATTTGATGTTTACCAAAACTACATATCTACAAAGAATTATTATAGCGATTTCTATTTAAACTTTGGTAGTAATAATTTAGCCATCGGTGTTAATGTTGCTTTTAATGAAGATGCAGAAGGTGCGTACTTAATTGTTAAACTTTACGAACCTTTAGATTCGGATATCGATGTTAAGACCCAATTATGGATAGTAGATAAGGTTTCAGAGCCCATAAACTATAATGTTAACATTCAGGTACCAGCAGAAGATCCTAACGAAAGATTTAAATTAAGAGGACCTAATTACTCTGTTGCTACTAATGTTAAAGTTGGTCAAACAACGCCTTACTACACTTACCATACTTTATTGACAAGTAATGTAACCTCTTCTTATCAAAAAATGTTGAACTACTACCAAAATAAATCGGTAGATATCAACGTTGATTATAGCAATTTTTCTAATTTTGTACATTTTTCTAATGCTTCAGAAAGAGTATTGAATTTTAAATACAAAGTTCAATTAATAGAAAGTTATAATCAAGATATAGCGAACGCAAAGAAATATGCAGTTGTTTCTCCAACAGTTGCCGCGTCATCTTCTTTAGAAGCACAGAAGTCAATAAATAATATAGTAAGCAAATTAGATTCTTACGAAACTTTTTTATATTTTCAATCGTCATCTTGGTCTTGGCCTAAATCAAACAATACACAGCCGTATTCTTTATATTCAGTTACGTCTTCTATAGTATCAAATTTTTTAGGCAGCGCAGACACTGTTACAACGCCAACTACAGCTTCTTTATTGTACTCGGCTTCTATGTATGATTACTCTAACAAAGACGCGTTAAGATATTCTGTACCTCAATACATTACAGACGATTCTAATAACGAACCGTATTTGACTTTCTTGGATATGGTGGGCCAACACTTTGATAATATTTGGTTATACTATAAAGACGTTTCTAATAAGTTCGATGCAACAAATAATCCAAATACTGGTATCTCTTTGGATCTAGTTTCTGAAGCCTTAAGAGGTTTAGGAATGCAATTGTATACAAACAGTAGCATCTCTGATAACGTTTACTACAGCTTATTTGGTATTAATCAAGACGGTAGTTTATTGCCTCCTACTGGATCTGAAATGATTAAAAACTATGTAACGTCTAGTATCGCTACTTTACCTGGCCAAGAAATACAAGACGAAATATACAAAAGACTTTATCATAATTTACCTTACTTATTAAAGACTAGAGGTACACAAAGAAGTATCAAGGCTTTAATCGCTTGTTACGGTATACCAGAAACTATTTTATCAGTTAAAGAATTTGGAGGTAACGTTAATACTACTTTAGGTGGAGTTTACGATTTAGATTCTACTCCTTATAAAATAACAATAGCAACAGGAAGTTCTGCTTCTGTTACCGGTTCAACTACGATATCTTCTTCTTTGCTTTCTCCGTTTACTACTTTACAGTACTACGATCCAAATACGAAGCCAAATTCAATAAACATAGAAGTCGGTTTTAGTCCTGCTGATACCATAAACAATTATATTTCTGCCTCGGGAGTACTTGTTGGTGGAATAGATCAATACATAGGAAATCCTGGGTACGCAGCATCCTCTTCTTACACAGCATTGGACACCCTTAAGAATTCTTATTTCCAAAGTTATAATAAGACCCATAGCGTTTGGGAGTACATTAGACTAATCAAATTTTACAATAACGGTTTATTTAAGGCCATCAAAGATTTTGTGCCTGCGAGAGCGGATGTGTCGACTGGTATCATTATCAAGTCTCACATGCTTGAAAGAAATAAACAACCAAGATTTGAACCGTCTGCGAGTTTATACAATAACTTTACGCAGTCTTTGAATCTATTGTCTATCACTGGATCCGCAGCAAATACAATATCAGGATCTACCTCTTGGTCAGGTTACAGAACTGGATCGGTTGGATATATTCCTTTTACTAGTTCTCAAGGTGTTGAAAAATTCACAGGAGAGTTTGGTGGTAGCACAATTACCGCAACCACTTTGAATAACTTTCAAAAGCAATACGAAATTTCAAAAAATATCAAGGTAGATGCGGGATCATTCGTTACTCAATCTTTGGGAGCTTTATTTCAAAACGTTAGTGGATCAGTGAAATCAAGAACGTTCTTAGATTTAGACTATAATAGCGATCAATTAAAACCATCAAACTATGGTTTAATTACTCAATCTTTGGCCAATAGAACTGCTAATAGCTACATAAACTATTTGGATCCGTACAGTCAATTAGCTCAAGTACAAGATTGGAATTATGCCGCTCAAGTTTATACAATTCCTAGATATTATGGGTCAAAAACCATTAGCGCTACTTATAATGATTATACTCAAGGAGATACTTCTTATGGTAAAACCGCTGCTATCGATAAAATTAAATATCAATATGCTTATTTGATAGATATGTACTCTTCTTCTTTCCAATTGCCCAATAGAGTAAACGCACAAATAAAATACGTTATTGATAATAATCAGAATGTATTAGATTTAACTAAAGCAAACAAAAATATATTTACTACCCAAAATGTATTTAAATCAGGAGAGAATGTTAATATTTCGCTTTTTAACTACGATCCAAATAACAATATGGCTCAGTATCTTACGAATAATCAAGAAGTAAATCTTTACGAAGGTGGATTTAAATACAGTCCCGTTTTACATAGCACGGATGGAATTAATAATAATAAAATATATTCTTTAAATACTCCAATAGAGACATTTACCACAACAAGTACTCCTTCTTACACATATTTGACGCCTTCTGATAATGGATATTGGGGATCTGTAGCCGTTCAAATGAGTACGTCTCCTGGTATATTGTTACTTAATTTTACCGCTAGCGCAAAAGTAACCCCAGACGCTGCTCAAGATACTTATGTGCAAGTGCTTGTAACAAATGTGGCTAGACCGTGGTTGGCGCCTTATGATACATTTACGTATACAAAACAAATTCCTGCTGCTCAATCATCTCCGTACTATTATTCAGTGAATATACCCACTTCTCCTTATAACTGGGTAAATGGCGATACTCTCACTGTATCAATATCTCAAGAGTATTTCTATAACTCTGGAGGAGGCTCGGTATCTAGTAGCGCATATCAAACATCGGTTACAGATTTAGATAGTAGATTATATGCCGAGGACGCGAGAACAATAAGATTATCCGCCACTCAATCTTTGTACTATAATGCGTTTATAGAATTAAATACCGCTGCAGGATTAGAGACACCAATATCTAATTTTTCTTTACGTCAAATGGATTTAGTAAGATTGTATAATTCAGCTAGTGGCTGGGGAAACTATAACGAATCTGAATATCGTGTAAATAACATATACTCTCAAGTTAGTTCTAGTGTTACTTTTTGGTATTTTACTCTAGATAGGGACCTAAACGCAAAAGACACAGACGCTCCATACGCTATACCTGGATACATTTCTAAATATATAGCACTAAAAAGATCTCCTGACGAAACTAACTTAATATTAGCATTTTCAGGATCTTCGAATATCACCGACGATGGTTTAATATTCCCCAAATATATAGACCCCGTTGTCAGGGAAAATTCTGGTAACGTAGTTAAAGCATTAAAGCAACAAAACCTAATTTAACAATATTTATTTTTAAAGCCAAATTATATGTCTTATTTAAGTAGTACATCAGTCGTAGTAGACGCCATCCTTACAAAAAAGGGCCGAGAGTTATTGGCCAGAAACGATGGTTCTTTCAGAATTACACAATTTTCTTTGTCAGATGACGAGGTAGATTATACCCTATACAACCCAAACCACCCTTCTGGATCTGCTTTCTACGGTGAAGCCATAGAAAATATGCCAGTTCTTCAGGCTTTCCCTGACGATACCGAAATCATGAAGTATAAATTGGTAACTCTTCCTAGAGGTACAGCTAAGTTACCAGTGTTAAACGTTGGTTATAACAATATTAGTCTTCGTCAAGGAGCTTCTATTTCTATTACTCCTCAAACATTGAATTACTTGGGAGCTAATAGTACTTACGAGCAATCAGGATACGTTGTTACTATCGGAGACGTTAGAACAACAAGCAACTTTGTTGGAGTTGGAATTAACACCGCAGAGGTTGCTTCTTTAAACGCTACTACTACAATCGGTACAACGGTAAGTAAAACAGTTATTGGTACAACAATCAATATAACAGCCACATCGGTTAACACTTTATTCGGCGGAAATTCTCAATTACAAACAACATTGATAGTAACAGGCCGTGACTCAGGCGCAAGAATTAGTGTTCCAGTAACAATCATTAAAACAAATTTATAATAGTTAACATATGTCTTTTACACCAATTGCCTCATCAGATTTTGTAGTATCTTCGGATTCTGTAACGGCTCCAGCTTGGAGTACGAATGCTCAGACTCTGACCTCCTTTTTTACTGCATCGGCTAACTTAACAAGCAGCTATTATTTGGATGTATATAATACTACTTATAATGCGTCTAACGCAGCTGTTCAATTCTCAGTTGCTTACGGTCACATATACGGTTCAGGTTCAGCACCATTAAATACTTTAGTGCCTCAAAATACTCCAAGTAGAATTACTTTTGGTCAATATAGAAACCTAATATACGGAGACGCTACTGCTAACGTAAATTTTGGGACTGGCAATACTTCTTCTTTAGATCTTATTGCAATTCCTATTGATAGAAATAGATACAAAGGCAATTTATTTCCTGGTACTTTTAACTTGAGTTTGAAATACGGATCATACGCTCAAACTTTATTCTTAACAAACAACTACAACGACGTATCTACTGTAACCTATCTAGATTGCGGTAGAGCTTACAATATTATTTCTGGTTCTAACGGCACTGCTGTAAATAGTCCGCTATTAACAGGAGCACCAGCAAAAGGATATACAGCTTCAGGATCTTACGGTCTTTTCTTACCAGATATTGGTTTGATCTTATTGAATCCTAAAGCTTTAAGTTTACCTACAGCTGGTGGTGGTTTGGCAATTCCTTTCACTACTTCAACAGCAGCTTCAAGCGGTTGGGTTAATCAAGATTTAATTTATCAAACAATTAATTCAGGAAGCTCTTTTACATTAAATTCAGAAGAAACAATATCTTCGGATTATGTGTTTGTAAGAGTTAAGAACGCAGAATACAATTACACTTCGAATCCATCAATGATAGATGTTTCTGGTAGTTTTATATATCCTAACTTTGTTAACAGTCCTCAGACTTATATGACAACAGTTGGTTTGTATAATACCAATAACGAACTTTTGGCTGTGGCAAAAATGTCTAAGCCACTTGTTAAGGACTTTACAAAGGAATCATTAGTTAGAGTAAAATTAGACTGGTAGTAATAAATGAGCAACGCAAAGAATATTTTTGATTCTAACGGAGCACCTACCCCAATAAAAGTTAAATATTCGAATTCCTACGACAACACAACCGTAAACAATTCAGGTATTTCTGCTAAAAAAGGTTTAAATGGAGCAGTGAGTCCGTCCAGTGAAGCATCTTTATCGACGTTGCGCTATTGGTCTGTGAGACACCTTTACTATTCTAATTTCCTTACTGGATCTCTAAACTCAACCGGATCGGCTAACATAAACTCTTTACAATCTACCGCGGCTTCTGGAAGTGGAGACGAAGACATTAGAATTTTTCCAACAGGATCTAATGAAAAGGTAAAAATTATTTCTATTCCTAGAACTGTTGCTGGAGAAAACATTGCAAGAAAAAGTTTCCAATTGTTAGCAGCAGATGGAATTAGCTATAAATTGATAGACGATGGTAATGGAAATGTAGTAGATGCTTTCAATGGCTACGTTCACGTTGGTAATATTATTTATCCTCAAGCTACCATAATAGTTACCAATTCTAATTACTACTGTGTAATGGATGGTGGACCAGACGTAACCAACAAGTATTATACTTTCGATATAAGTCAAAATCCCAAAACTTTTAATCCACTATCTGACGCTGTAGGGGATTGTGCTCCTATAAACAGTGGATCTTTATCTTTATACAGTTATTTCAATACTCCTTTTCCTAGCGTAAGTATTAATACCGTTAACGCAAATGTTACTTTAAGCGAAACTGATCTTAGGACAAATCAGGTCGGAGTTTACAATTCCTTCTTCGACGTAAAATCTGTTGCTCCTTACTACGCTCCTTCTGATCCTGGTAAAATTCAACTTACTATCACTGACTGTAAAATTAGAGGGGTATCTGCCACAAGTCTAGACATTACTCCTACTTACCAAACAGTTAATGTAAAAGCAACAGCCATTGGCGCTAGCACAGATTACTTCAACGTGTATTACGACGTTACTAGCAGTGTTGGTAATCTAATTCCTGCAGTTGATATTAATGGAAATCAAGTATCTCCAATAATAGGGTCTCAACTAACTAACGGAATTGGTTTAGATTTAAAGGTTACCATAGACGCAAACTATTTTTACTTTTACGATTTGGGAGGAGTATGTAATGCAGTAGCAACTCAAGTAAATATTCCAGGAGTTTCTCCAACGCCTACTCAAACACCTACTAAGACTCCATCTAATACTCCAAGTGTTACTGCGACTCCAAGTACGACTCAAACTCCGTCTAATACTCCAAGTATAACCGCTTCTAGTACGCCTAGCGCAACGCCTTCAAATACTCCAAGCATTACTGCAACAGCAACTCCAAGTAATACAGCGTCTATTACTCCTACTCAAACTCCAAGTAATACCGCAACCGCTAGTCAAACTCCTAGTATTACTGCCACACCTACACAGACCGCTTCAAATACTCCGAGTCAAACACCAAGTACTACTCAAACACCAAGTAATACGCCGAGTCAAACTGCTTCGAATACCCCAAGTATTACAGCTAGTCAAACGCCTACACAAACTCCATCTAATACGCCAAGTATTACAGCGACTCCTACTCAAACTCCAAGTAATACGCCGAGTAATACTGCAACGCCTACTCAAACTCCGTCTAATACGGCGAGTATTACCGCGACGCCTAGTCAAACGCCTACTCAAACACCAAGCAATACTCCAAGCATTACTCAAACTCCAAGCAATACTCCAAGTATTACAGCTACGCAAACACCAAGCAATACTCAAACTCCTAGTAAAACCCCGAGTAATACTGCAACGCCTAGTAAAACTCCAAGTAATACGCCAAGTACTACACAAACGCCAAGCAATACGCCTAGCGTAACTAGTACTCAAACGCCGAGTCAAACTCCAAGCTCTCCAGGTTTGGCTTTCTTTACAGATACTACTAGTGGTGGTAGTGGTAACGGTCAATACGTTGATTTTACTAGCGCTTGTAGAAACGGAGTACCGAATACAAACAAGTACCTAAGACCTGGTTTATCTGCTCCTGCTATTTCTGAATACGTTTATAACGAACCAAGTTTAACAACTTTTTATAATGGTGGTACCAGCTATCACTTGATGTTTAGAGGAAGTACTTATTGGGCCGTTAAGATTGGAGCTGTTGGTCAAATTTTAGATGTAGTAGATTGTTCTACTGTGCCTTCTCAAACACCTACTCCAACAGTAACTCAAACGCCAAGTAATACTCCATCAATTACGCCTTCTACTATTATGTACACAGTGAAGTACGCTCCGTTTACTTCTGGAGGTCTTGCTGGATGTAGCTCTGGTTCTACTGTATCTATTAGCTTTAATAGCGGAACTTTCTGTACTGCAACATTTATTAATGGTGCTGGATTAGCTGCTATACCTGCAGGAAACTATACATTCTCTTACGGAGGTCAATTCATAAACGTTACTTTAAATGGAACCACTACCGGTGAAGTTTATAGCTTTGGATGTACTGTATGTCCTAGTCCTAGCGTTACGCCTACTATCACAGCGAGTCCGACCCCTACGACAGTAATTTACCCAGTTAGTTATGCGCCGTTTGCTTCTGGAGCCAGCGCAGCGTGCGTAGCTGGTAATACTCTTAACGTCGCTTTCAATACAGGTAATTTCTGTACAGCTACTTCAGTTACAGGCGCTGGATTGGCCGCTTTACCTGCAGGAAATTATTACTTCGCTAGCAATGGTAATACAATAAATGTTACATTAAACGGAACAACTACAGGTGTGATTTATAGTACTGGTTGTCAACTTTGTCCTAGTCCTACACCAACATCAACAGCAACGCCTCCGGCCACTCCTTCGAATACTGCGACTCCTCCAAATACTCCGTCTTCTACTTCTCCTGGCGTATCATTTGGAAGATCTACTGATACTTACCTTACTACTTACTTGACTTGCCAAGGTATTCCGGCCTTAACCGTATATCAACCGCCTGTTAATGGTACCGTACCTACTGTTGGAGCTCAATTATATACTAATTCTACGCTTACCACAACATGGACTCCGCTTACTACTTCAGGTTATTACTATTTCTTTAGAAGTACTTTAGGATATGCTGTGACTGTTAACTCTTTTGGTGCTATCCTTTCAGTGATTGCTTGTGCTGATCTTCCTTCGCAAACGCCTTCGATGACTCCAACCAAGACACCAAGTAATACTGCTACTCCGCCTGTAACGCCTAGTCAGACCGCATCAGTTACTCCACCAGTAACACCTACTAAAACGCCTTCTAATACTGTTAGTGGTACTCCTGCTGTGACTCCAAGTATTACTAGAACACCTAACAATACACCGAGCGTTAGTAATATTCCTCAAGGATTCGCTATAGATTTAACAGGCTATACAAACGAAACAGATACTTGTAGAAATGGAGAACAATTCCCTCTTGATACTTATTACATGGCTCCATCATATACGGTTCCTACAGTAGGTCAATTCGTATATAGCGATTATCAATTATATACTACGTACAATGGTAATTCTCAATACCACTTAATGAGAAGAAGTACCACTACTTGGGCTGTATTGATTGCGTTCTCAGGTCAAATTCAAAGAGTAGTAGATTGTTCTACGATACCTTCTAACCCAGCTACGCCTTCTAAAACACCATCAAGTACTCCGCCTAGTACACCACCTAATACACCTGCTAGTACGCCACCTAATACACCATCGTCAACAACTCCTAGCATATCATTTGGAAAATCTACTAGCACTTACGCAACTACTTACTTGGCTTGTGACGGCGGTACTATAACCGGGGTGATATATCAATCACCGGCTTTTGGAACAACTCCAACAGCAGGAGCTCAATTATATACTGATTCTGCGCTTACCGCAACTTGGACGCCACCATCAACATCAGGATTTTACTTATTCCAATACGGCGGTAGTACTAAATGGGCAGTAATAATGAGCGCTGGCGGCGTTGTTAATACCGTTACAAGTTGTGCTACTCTTCCTTCTCAAACTCCTACACCTAGCATAACTACACCAGCTTCTGGATTTGGATATATAGGAGGATACGGTAATGCTACTGATGCTTGTAGAGGTAGTGCGCCTACGGGAACTATGTACACATCTCCTGGTACTAATGTTATCATGGTAGGAACTCAATTCTATAATAATTCTGCTTTAACTCAAACTTTCCCTGGTAACAACGTTTGGTATAAAGTAGTAAAAGGCGGTAGCACTTGGGCAGCTTATATTGATGCTAGCGGTATAGTTCAAAATTATACAGATTGTACGGCTATACCTTCTCAAACTCCTACGCCTCCAACAACTCCGTGTGCTACGCCTGCAGCGCTATACGATTACTATCTAATGACTGAATATCAGTGTAGTGGATTAGCTTGTGCTACTACTGGACTAGAAGCAATATGTGCTTTCCCAGCTGGAACTGGCATAAATCCTAATAGATTTTATTTACCTACTTCATTTCCTGATATAGCCTATAAATACATTACAGAAGCTGGCGCACAGACAGCTGTTATTATGGGTACAACAGCCTATGTTAATTGCGCAGCTGCATTAGGATGCGGAGCAGAAGTATAAATTTAAAAAATATGAATAATTATCAGATAACTTTAACGTATACTCTTGAAGATAACCGAGTAATTAAGATTAAATACATAACACCCGCAAACACTTACGAAGAAGCTGTATTACTAGTAAGGGAAAAGGGAGAAGAGCGACAAAGAATAATGGGAGGTCATATAGAATCTATAAGTTAATATCACTATAAAGATAAAATAAAAAATATAGAATAAAAGTTTTAAATTAAGTTATGGCCAAAATATTTGTTTCGATAGCTGCATATAGAGACCCGGAACTTTTACCCACTTTAAAGGACTTAATAGCCAACGCAAAAAATCCAAAAGATTTGGTGATTTGTATTGCTTGGCAACACGCAGAAGAGGACACTTGGGACACTCTAGAAAAATACAAAAAAGATAAACGATTTAAGATAATTGACATTCCTTACCAAGAAGCCAAAGGAGTTTGTCACGCTAGAAATTTAATACAACAACAATACGACGGAGAAGATTATTACTTTCAACTAGATTCTCATCATAGATTTATTAAGGATTGGGATAAAGAGTTGAAAGAGATGATTAGCTATCTTCAGTGTAGAGGATACTATAAACCAATACTATCCACTTATTTGCCTTCGTACTTTCCAGAAAGCGATCCTAAAGGCAGGTTAGAAGAGGTTTGGAGTTTGAATATAGACAGATTCATGCCAGCCGGCGCCATATTTTTGAGACCTCAAGGATTGGACGGATGGAGACAAATGAAAGAACCAATATTCTCTAGATTTTTATCAGCTCACTTTATATTTACTATTGGTAAATTTGTAACAGAAGTTCCTTACGATCCTAATTTGTATTTTCACGGAGAAGAGAGTTCTTTGGCCGCAAGAGCTTATACGCATGGATACGATTTATTTAATCCTCATAAAGTTTATGCTTGGCACGAATACACCAGAGAGGGAAAGAAAAAACATTGGGACGATAGTCAAGATTGGAAAGCCAAAGACGACGCATCTTACGCAAGATTTAGAAAGCTATTTGGTATGGACCCCGGTTGCACTCCTTGTCAAAGAAAGCTATTAGGACCTTACGGATTTGGAATGGTAAGAACTTTAGAAGCCTTTGAAAGATATGCGGGTTTAAAATTTGCTACAAGACAAATACACAAACAAACGCTATTGCACAAGCCACCTCCTATACAAGGCGATTACGAAAGCGGATTATGTAATATGATAAAAGTTTGCATAGACGTTTACAAAGGATCTTTACCAGAAACTGATTACGATTTATTTGCAGTAGCTCTTATAGATGAAAATGGAAATGATTTACATAGAAAAGATTGCAATGAATTAGAAATACGTGGATTGTTAACTACTGACGCTAACGATAAGTTTGTGCATATTTGGAGAGAATACGAAGATATACGACAACCGCATTCTTGGAGAGTTTGGCCTCATTCTAAATCAAAAGGTTGGATGGAAAAAATAGAACAAGTTATATTATATGAATAAAAATAAAGAAACAATATTAATTCATCTGCCCTCTTATAGAGACCCAGAATTAATACCAACAATTAAGGACGCTTTAGCAAATGCTAAGTACCCAAAAAGAGTACACTTCGGTATCTGTAGACAATACTGTGAAACAGATGAGTTCGACAATCTTGATGAATACAGAGAAGATTCAAGATTTCACATAATGGATGTGCCTTACAAAGAAGCCGAAGGATTACCATGGGCAAGAGCTCAAATCAACGAGAAACTTTTAACTGATCAGGATTATATACTACAATTAGATTCTCATCATCGATTCGAAAAGGATTGGGATGTTACCTTAATAGACATGCACAATGGACTAGAGAAGCAGGGATACAAACCTATTCTTGCTGGTTATTTACCTCTGTACGATCCATACAACGATCCTCAAGGAAGAGCTGATGTACCATGGCAACAACAATTCGTTTGCTTCTATCCTCATGGTACCATATTCATCAGACCAGCTTTGTTAGAAGGTTGGCAAGATATGACAGAACCAGCGATGTCCAGATTTTTATCAGGTCATTTCTGTTTTGCTAGATCAGAATGGGCTAGAGAAATCAAACACGATCCAAACATTTACTTTAGCGGAGAGGAGATTAATCTTACCGTGCGCTCCTATACTCATGGTTACGATATGTTCCATCCTCATAGAATTGTTATTTGGCACTCAACAATGCGTGAAGAAAGAAGCGGGATTCTCAAGTGGGACGACGATTCAAAGAACGGAATTGACTGGTCAAAAAAACAAGCTGACTCACGCAAAAGAATTAGAGTTTTATTGGGTTCAGAAGAAGACGCTACTATGGATTTAACTGGTTACGATATTGGTAAAGTTCGAACTGTAAGAGATTACGAGAAATATGCAGGCGTTGATTTTAAAAAACGAGCAGTTCAGCAATATACTTTGGACAACAAGTATCCACCAAATCCCTATATAGAGAACGACGAATTATGGGAACAATCTTTTACTAGATCTTTTTATTACCTAATAAATGTGAACAAACATGACTTCTCTAGAAACGATTATAAGTTTGTATTAGTTGCATTCGACGATGAGAATGGAATTTCAATTAACAGTGAATTCGTAGATGATGGTAGAATACAACAATTTAACGAAGGCAGAAATATACATTACGAAAAACATTTTTTAATCACTAAGAAGCCAACAAAAGTAGTGTATTGGGCATTTAGCGAAGCTGGAGGATGGGGAGAAAGGATAGAAGCATTAATACAAGACTAAATGAAAAAAATATTTTTAGATTTTGGATTTAGGTACGGAGAGGGGTTTGAAAAGATAAATGATTATCTTCAAATGGATGACACTTGGGAAATGATAGCGTACGAACCCAACACTGAAATAGCCGTAGAAGAAGCCATAGAAAAATTAAATGCACCTTGCAAAGTTGAATATAGAAAGCAAGCTGTTTGGGTATACGATGGAACTATAGAGTTTTTAGTAGAAGACAAAAGAGAAAGGTATAGAGCTCATCAAATGCCAGAAAACGAAGAAGGTTTGTTCGAAGGCGAAGCATCGCACATATCAATATTGTCTTCTAGAAATTCTAATATGTGCACAAAGAAAGTAGAAGTGCCTTGCGTTGATATAAAAACTATTTTAGAAGAACACAGAGG